AAAAATTATATATAAATTATATAAATTTTTAAAAAAAAAAAAAAATTGAATTATTATTATTAATACTATTTATAATAAGAATATAACAACCCATATTAAGACTAAAATGCAAAAAATAAGTAATATTACCACTAATTTAACGGCTGAAATGGAACCAATAAATGATATTATTATAAATAGTAAATTTAAAGGTTTTGCAATTAATTATGATTCAAAAGACTATATAATAACCGTACATCATGGAGGTCCAATCAAAATGGATAATATATTAATAAATTCATATTGGAATGAATTATTAATATTACAATATAACAGAGATTATAACATTAAAAAAATTAAATTATTTAAATATAATATACCAAAAGAAAATCAAATTTTATTTTTGACATATAATAATTCTATAAAAATAGAATTAACAGTTATAGGTCATACTTTTATAAATTTAAATAATCTACCAACAAATCCCCGTAATATTTATATAAAAGCAACAGTTAATACTAAAAATAATCTTAAATCTTTATCAGGTAGTCCCGTATTAAGTAGTGATAATAAATTAATTGGTATATTTTGTAAACAGGAAAATGATAATATAGTTTATATATTACCAGTTTATTATATTATTAAAACTTTAACAAAAATTAATAATAATAGTATTTATGGTGTGGATTGTGATTGTATTATTACTAAAATAAATAAATATAATATTAATAATAATTATATTTATCATAAATCATTAAATCTGATGATACCATTAGATGTATATTTTATGTTGGAAGGTGATAGTAATAAAGAAATTAATATAAATAATAAATACAATCAACAGTATATTGAAATAAATAATATGTTACCAATTTCAAATGAAAGATATATTGAAATGGAAGATAATAAAATCATTGTTAATGCAACCCTACTTATCCTTTTAAAAACAATTAATGTAGAATTAACAATTCATTTTATTAATTTTATTAAAGTAAATTTAGGTAAAAAAATATATTTACAAGTTTTAATGAATGGTGCAATAGATAATACATGTGCAATAGATAATACAATTGCAATAGATAATACAATTGCAATAGATAATACAAGTAAATTAGTTGATGAAATAAAATTGGATGATACTATTATAAAAAGAGTTGATGAAATAAAATTGGATGATACTATTATAAAAAGAGTTGATGAAATAAAATTGGATGATACTATTATAAAAACTACAAAAGATGATAACCAATTATGCAAAATTATAAATATTAATAATAGTATTTATAATTTTACAATGTTTTTTGAGAATTAAAATTATTTTTGACGATATTTTTTTATTAATGTTTTTTCTTGATTTGTTAATTTATGTATATTAATAAAATTTTCAATATTTGTATCTTTATTATATAATTCGTATTTAATTTTATTATTAATAGATGTGGTTTCAGTATCAGATTCTACTTTTTCAATAAGTAAATTATTAATTAAATCAATAGAATTATCAGATACTAAATTTAAATTAAAATAAATACCGTTTCTATTTATGGAAAGTTTATTTTCTAATTCATCATTAATTATTTTATATATTTCTATAAATTCAGATTTGGTTGATAATTTTGATATTTTTTGTTTTAAATTTCTTCTAAATTCTGAATTATATTTACGTAAAATTTTATTTTCCATTATAAATTATAAATAAATTTTTATTTTTTTAAACTATCTAATTAATATTATCTATTAAATAATAAATATGAATAAAAATAAAAAATTAATTAAAGATTTCTCATATCCCTTACCAAGTGATCCAAATATTCAAGAAAAGCTATTTCGTAAAAGAGAATTTTATTATCATCAAATAAAACCAAGAAATAAATTAGAAACATATGATGAAATTAAAAAATATAGAGAACAAACGTGTAGTGGTGATTTTAAATTAAGAGAACAACAATCAATTATGTCTAATTTTTTTAATCCAAATACGCCTTATAAAGGATTATTAATTATGCATGGAACTGGAACTGGTAAATCGTGTGTTGCAATTTCTATAGCTGAACAATTTAAAGAACAAGTAAAAAAATATAATACTAGAATTTATATTCTTACATTTGGTCCTAATGGAAAAGAAACAATTAAAAATGAATTATTAGTTTGTACTGGTGAAACTTATTTAAAAAACAAAGATATTCAAAACCAAATGACAAATGCTGAAATTGAGAAAGAACGTACTATTGCAATTAATGTAGCTTTACAATCTTATAAAATCATGTCCTATAAAACATTTTATAAAAAAGTATTAGGTGAAAAAATAACAGAAAAAGAAGTTAATAAAGATAATAAAATTAAATCAAAATATAAAAGAAATGATGAAGGAGAATTAGAAAGAGAATTAGTTGTTGATAAAATAACAAATATGAATAATACCCTTATAATTGTTGATGAAGCCCATAATTTAACTGGTAATGAGTATGGTGAAGCATTAAAAAAAATAATAAAGGAATCTGAAAATTTAAGAGTTATTTTATTAACTGCCACTCCTATGAAAAATTTAGCTGATGATATTATTGATTTATTAAATTTTATAAGACCTATAAATGATCCCTTACAAAGAGATAAAATATTTACTGCTGAAAGTAATTATACTATGAAAATTAAACCTGGTGGTATTGATTATATTAAACAAAAAGCATCTGGTTATGTTAGTTTTTTTAGAGGTAATATTCCTTTTACATTTGCTAAAAGAGTTGATAAAGGAATTATACCAAATGGTTTATTATTTACCCCATTAATTAAATGTTTTATGGAAAATTTTCAAAATAAAACTTATCAAATTGCAAATAAAAATATTGATGATAGATTGGATAGGAGTTCGTCATCGGCTGCCAATTTTGTTTTTCCTGGTTTAAATAAAGACAATAATGATATTATGGGTTATTATTCAAATGAAGGTATTAATACAGTTATGAGTCAAATAAATACAGATGGTGATAAACTTAGAATGTTAATTAATATAAAATTATTTAATGGTATATTAAAAAAAAATGTTGAAGATAATTTTATATTAATTAATGAAAAAAAAAATATATCTGGTTATATCTTAAAAAAAAAATATTTAAGGTTCTTTTCAATTAAATTTTATAAGGCTCTTAGACGTTTAGAAAAAATGTTTATTGATAATAGTGATAAAAAACTAGGAACAGTATTTATATATTCTAATTTAGTCAAAGCTGGAGGGATGGAAATATTTGCTGAAGTTCTTTTAATGAATGGTTATTTAGAATATCAAGAGGATCCTAGAAATTATGATATCCAAGATGATACTATTGATTATAAATACGGACTTAAATTTATTGATTTTAAAAAAAAATATAATATATCTGAATTTAAACCGGCAGTATTTATTTTAATAACTGGTAGTACAGAAGAAGGAATAGAAGATATCCCTGAAGTTAAACAAAAAATTATAAGAACCGTATATAATAATGTTAATAATATAGATGGACGTAATATAAAAATTTGTTTGGGTTCTAAAGTAATGAATGAAGGTGTAACCCTAGAAAATGTTAAAGAAATTCATATATTAGACGTTCATTATAATTTAGGTAAGGTCGATCAAGTTATTGGTCGTGGTATTCGTATGTGTAAGCATACTAATTCTATTACTGATGATAATAAATATCCAACTGTAAATGTGTATAGATATGTTGTATCTTATTTTGATAATAAAATTAAAAAATTATCAAAAGAACAGAAAAGAATGACACCTTTAACAAGTGATGAATTATTATATCAGAAAGCTGAATTAAAATATCTAGTTGTTAAGGAAGTAGAACATGCATTAAAAGAAGTTGCAGTGGATTGTCCTTTATTATTAAATGGTAATACATTTCCAGAAGAAATTGAAAAATATAAAGGGTGTGTATATCCAACACTGGAAAATGTTAAAAATGGTAAAAAAATATGTCCGGTATTATGTGATTTTAAAGAATGTGATCTTAAATGTGATTCTAAAAAATTAAATGAAAAATATTATGATAAGAATACATACAAACTTGATAATAAAGATTTAGATTTTAATACTTTTAATGATGATTTAGCTAAATTTGAAATAATAGCAATTAAAAATAAGATTAAAGATTTATATAGATTTAAACATGTTTATTTATATGATGAAATATTAAATGAAATTAAAAAATCATTAGAACAATATCAATTTGAATTATTCCAAGATTATTTTTTAGATCAAGCAATTGAGGATATGATGCCTAAAAATGAAAATGATTTTAATAATCTTAAAGATACCATATATGATAAATATAATAGACCTGGTTATATTATACAAAGAGATAAATATTATATTTTTCAACCATTTGATGAGAATGAGGATGTATCAATGTTTTATAGACAAAATGTACCAATAAGTCAACCTAATTTAGTTTCTATTAAAAATTATGTTAAACAGAAATTTGGGGATATTAAAATTAAAGTTATAAAAGAAGATAAAAAAAATAAAGAAATAATAGGCTATAATTTTGAAGATGTATTAGAATATTATGATAAAAGAGAAGAAAATTTTATTGTTGGTATTATTGATAAAAATTTTAATAAACTAGCATCAAATGAAAATGATTTATTTAAAATAAGAGAACCTAAACAAAAGAATTTAACTATGAAACGTGGTACAGGAATACCAACTTTTAAAGGTGCTGTCTGTTCAACATCCAAAGATAAAGATTATTTAATACAATTAATTAAAAAAATACCTACTACAACAAAAGATGAAATTAATAGAATAAATAATTTAACCCGTGAATTTATTTGTAATGAATTAAGAGATAAATTATTATATTTAGAAAAATATTCAACTAGTCATGATGGAAACAAAATGACCTACATTATGATCCCTAAAAATCATCCCGAATATGAATTTCCTTATAATTTAGAAGATAGAGTAAAATATAAAATTAATGAAATAAATAGAATATTCGGACATAATGTTGATATTCGTGTTACCAAAAATAAAAATATATCATATACACTAGTTTTTAAGAATGAAAAAATTACTGATAATATTAAAAAAGATATTGAAAATTTAGGTTTTATATTATCAGGAAATGAATGGTCTATCACATTAGATTAAATAAAAATATACTTTTATAAAAGTACATATTTATTATGGAAGTTTATATTTATTATGGAAGTTTATATTTATTATGGAAGTTTATATTTGTTTATATTTATTATGGAAGTTTATATTTATACAGGTAGTTTGTTTTTAACAATACAAATATTAAAACTATAAACCAAAAACTAATTATAAATATTTGTATTGTTGAAGACCAACTACTTACTATGTATGATTGTATCGTATCCATAAAATTTCTAATAATAAACATATATATATTGTGATTTATATAACAAACTTTAAATAAATATATATTATCTAACTTATAAAACGAATTAATTAAATAACACAAAATATTAAACAACTTAAAAAAATATTAAACAATATTTTTTTATGATATAAATTAATATATATGAGTAATAAAAATTTATTATTAATTGATACTCGGATACCAGATTTAAATGGTGTAATCATATCAATTAAAACTAATAATAGTTATATATTAGTAGATTACTATCTTGATACGTTTGATACATTATTAGAAAAAATACAACAACTAGATTTAACTATAATTAATTCAGTAGGTTTAATTAGACACGGTTATTTTTTATCAACCTATAAATTATTGGATAAACAAGTAATACCGTCAATAGTTACTGATATTACTATTGATGATTATAATTTAGATTCTTGGTCTGAAATTAAAAATTTTATTAGTAATATTATTATTAATCATCAAATACAATATTTTGATTTTATTAGTTGTTTATTAGATAAATATCCAGAATATCACTTTATTTTTTCTCAATTAGAAAAACAATTATATATAAATATAGGTGCATCAAATGCAAATGTTGGTAATATAAAATATGGTGGAACATGGATTTTAAATTTAGATAATCATAATTTAATTACTATTTATTTTAATAATAATATATTATTATATCCCTATTTATTTTTTATACCAGTGGTAACTATACAAGCTGATTCAGTTACTAAATATTATGATAGTATTTTATTTAATAATCCAGATGTTACATATGATGGTTTTATTGATGATGATACATATTTATCTTTATCTGGAACCCTTGATTTTTATGGACCTTATGAAAATGCTATTCAAGTAGGAAACTATAATATTATTCCTTTTGGTTTAACTTCTACCAAATATTATTTAGATTTTCAAGCGGGTATATTATATATATTACCGGCTGATTTAAATATATCAATAAATAATTATATAAAAATTTATGATGGTTTAACTGATTTACCTGATTATGTTGTTAATTATTCGGGTTTAATACCCGGGGAAGATTTTAGTAGTTTTACCGGTTCAATTATATTACAGGGTTCTCATTTAAATGCCATAAATACAGGTACTTATCAAATAATACCTTCTGGGCTAGCATCAATAAATTATAATATTTTTTATATAAATAGTACATTAACTATTATTCCAACAGTTCTTTTAATTATTGCTAATAATGTATCAAAAATTTATGATAGAATACCATATTATAACGGGGCAGATGTTATATATGATGGATTTATGAATAATGATTCACCAACTGATTTAATAGGTACTTTAATATATACTGGTGATTCTCAAGGTGCATATCAAACAGGAACTTATACAATTACACCTGGTGGTTTAAGTTCACCAAATTATAATATTACATTTATTAACGGTTCATTAACTATTTTTAGTAATGCATTTTTTATAAAAGCTAATGATTTTGCAAAATTTTACGATAGTTTATTTTTTACAAATCCAACTATTTCTTATACTGGTGATGTTACTGATTTATCAGGATTATTAATATATTATGGAACTTATCAAACCGGTGTTGATGCAAATACAGATACTATTAATACTAATGATTATATTATAAGTGCATCTGGATTATATTCTAGTAATTATATTGTTAGTTATTATGATGGTAATTTAAGAATAGATCGTGCAGAAGCTAATATTAAAGCTGATGATTATATTAAAGTATATGATGCTATACCGTTTGATGAAATATCAATTACCTATATTGGATTATTTGGTAATGATTCATCTAATAGTTTTTATGGTAATTTAATTAATTTAGGAACATCATATAATAGTGTAAATATAGGTTTTTATAATATAATACCAAGTGGTTTATATTCCAATAATTATTCTATTATTTATGAAACTGGAACATTAATAATTAATCCGGCGCCATTATATATTAACGTTCAATCATTTACAAAAATTTATGATGGAACAACTGATATTGATAATGATATTTTACAATCTAATATTATTTATTCTATTAGTGGTATAATTAATAATGAAATAATTAATATTTATTCATATACTGTTAGATATCAAAATCAAACTATTGGTTATCAATTTATTGATATTTCTAATATTACAATATCTGGTTTTACTGCATCTAATTATTATATTATTGCTGTTCCTCCGGTGGTTGGTACAATTTTACCTAAAACTGTAAGTGCCAATTTTTCTGGCGGTAATAAAAATTTTGATAATAATAGAAGTGTATTTAGTTTATTATATTCATTAAGTGGTATTATTGGATTAGAAGATGTAAGTATTAGTAGTTATTATGCATTATTTAGATCATCTAAAGTAGGTCCACAAATTATTGATATTTCATATGTAATATTATATGGTATAACTGCTAATAATTATACTGTATTACCTGTTCTACCTATTCAATCATTAATCTATCAAAATTTTTTAATTATTACATGGTATGGTGGTAATAAAATTTATGATTCTTATAATAATGCTGGACCAATGACCTATACAATAGCTGGTATTATGGAAGGTGATGTTATTACTATTAGTAGTTATATTGCTACTTTTCGTGATGTAAATATAGGTACTCATATTGTTGATGTTTCATCCATTGTTTTAGATGGACCAATGGCTTATACTTATACTCCTCCTAAACATTTAACATTTAATGCTTCTATATATTCTAGATATTTGAATGCATCTTTTTACGGTGGTAGTAAAATATATGATGCTACTCATAATACAACTTATTTAACTTCTACATTAAGTGGTATGGTTGGTTCTGAAATTGTTACAATTTCTAGTTATTTATCAAGATACCAAAATGATAATGTAGGATTACAAATTGTTGATATTTCATTTGCTATTCTTTTTGGTGTTACTGCTAATAATTATGCTGTTAATCCTATTCCTTTTATTAATGCTAATATTTATCCAAAACCATTAATAGCTTCTTTTAGTGGGGGGAATAAAACATATGATGGTACTACGTTTCCATCCTATGTTTTATCATCCATTAGTGGTATTATGGATGCCGAGTATCAATATACAACTGATTTAAGTGCTATTTTTATGGTTCCTAATTATAATGTAACCGTTTTAGGTCCTTATAATATGGCTCCTTATTTTATAGATCAAACTGATATATCTAACAATATATGGTATATTTATACAACCGGTATTCAAAGTAATTTATATTTTGATGCATCGGGTAATTTAAATGTTGATATATCCAATTTATATTTTTATGATAAGAATAGTATTTTGGGTCCTAATAGTATTTATTATGATATATCATTTAATAATTTAATTAAAACAAATTATATATATATTGATATTTCTGCATCTATAATTGATTTAAATGCTAATTGGATTTGGTCTGACCCTACAATAACTACAATAACTACAATAACTCCTTATCAATTTCAAGGGTTATATAATAATTTTACTAATAATTTTCAATATGGAACTATATATATTAATGCGAATGCTAATACTCAAGTTTATTTTAATGGTCTATTAATGGGTACAACTTTATATATTTATACTACCTCTAAATTTCCAGTTTTAATTTATCCAGGTACTAATATTTTAACAATTAGTGGTTCCGCATATGGTGATAACCCAGGCATATTAGTTGTTTTATTAGATAATATAACTAATAATGTTTTATTAGATTCTAATGCATTATGGGTCTATTCAGAAAATCAACCTATAATAGAATATACTTATTATTCATATGCTTCAATTCAAGAAACAATAACAATTAATTCATTTAGTGCATATTTTGAAAATCAAATTGTTGGATTACAACTGATTGATATTTCTGATATAACATTAAGTGGTTCTAGATCAAATAATTATATTGTTAGTCCAATACCTGCATTTAATGCAACTATTAGTCTAAGAGATTTAACAGCTACATTTTATGGGGGATCTAAAATATATGATTCAACCTTTGTATGTGGTCCAATAACATATTCGTTAAGTGGTATAATTAATGCTAGTATTAACAATATATTTCAAGATTATTTAGAAGATTTAACAATTAGTACTTTTATATCATTTTTTGAATCTAATCAAGTAGGTTATCAATTAATTGATCTATCAAATATTATTTTACAAGGTTCAACATGGACTAATTATAATTTATTACCGGTTCCATCAATTAATGCAGATATATATTTTAAAACATTAGTAGCAACTTTTACTGGCGGTTCTAAAGTATATGATGGTACTACTTTTTGTGGTCCCGTTCAAAGTTCATTAAGTGGTATTATTGGTACTGAATATGTTACTATTTCTACTTTTATTCTTCATTTTGAATCACCCCTAGTTGGTTCAGAATTTATTGATATATCACAAATAATATTAATGGGTCCTACTAGTAATAATTATTATTTATTACCGGTTCCACCTTTGGTAGCATTCATTGATTATAAAGATTTAATATTAACTTTTACTGGTGGTTTTAAAATATATGATAGTACTATTGTATGTGGTCCTATTGATGGTAGTATTAGTGGTATTATTGGATTAGAAAATATAACAATTTCTACTTATATTAGTAGGTTTCAATCTAATCAGGTTGGTCCAGAATTAATTGATATTTCTAATATTATTATTGCTGGTCCAACTTATACTAACTATAGAATAATACCTGTTCCGGCTTTTAATTCTTATATTTATTATAAAAATTTAATAATAACTTTTACTGGTGGTTCTAAAATATATGATTCTTATCAGAATGCTGGTTCAACTATAGTTGGTAGTATTAGTGGTATTATTGGATTAGAAAATATAACTATTTCTAGTTTTATAGCTAATTTCCAAGATCAAAATGTTGGATTGTGGTTTATTGATATATCTAATATTATTTTAAGTGGTCCTACTGTTACTAATTATTTTATTTTACCAATTGTATCTATTTCTGGTCTTATTACTAAAAAATCGCTAGTAGCAACTTTTACTGGCGGTTCCAAAGTATATGATGGTACTACTTTTTGTGGTCC